ATATTTTCGGTCTATTTTCTGCCATTTTCCATGAATTTTAATTTCCCTTTCTGTCTACACATGTAAACCATTGTCAACACACGTCAACTAATGCGTCACTGTGACATTCGGGCTAACCGTGAATTTCTGTCGCGGTAGAAATATGATAGAAAAATATGGATAAAAACCGTTATCTCCAAATACGGATTGGAAAGTGTTAAAATAATAAAGTCGCTGATATACAGCGACTTTATTCTAAATGGTTATGGTTGGTTACGGCTGTTTCCAAGCCGTCATTTGCCGATGCAAAATGTTCTTTGTATGATGTAATTTATTGATTTATAAGGTGTTTTCTGATTTGTGCGTGGGTGAGAGCAACAAAGTAGCAACAAATTTGTAAAAGCACACCTCTTTTGTGTTGTTCTCAGGTCTCAAAGATACGGATTTTGTTGCTCTCCGCAAAATCATTAATCAAGGTTGGTTTATTCCCGATGACGTGTGTCATAAAGTCGCCCGTTATCTCTGCAAGGAAGAAGATGACTTCACGAAAACAGGGTGTCCGTAACCCGTGAACACCCTGCCTTGCTATCTGAAAGTTATTTTCATCGAATTTTCTGTATGTGCCGCCCAAATCTTTTATCGGTGTAAATTATCATTGCCGGAATCATCGGGGCACATAGAACGCCATTCGGCTTTGCCTTTTATTGTCTTGAATAGTCTATCCAATTATCGTCTGTAAGCCCGTAATCTTTGAACTTGATTATATCATGGCTTTCAATTTTATAGCTAAGTGTTTCTTTCTTCTCGTTCAACTCTTTGTTATCACTGTTGTAACCGTACAGAACTATGGCTGTTCTTAACGGTTCAACACAAAAGAAATAATCGTCAATGACTTCCCCGCCGACAGCTTTGTTCTGAACTCTGTGAACCGTTCCATGTACTTCAACTGTGCCGTCCTTGAATGTTGTCTTTTCAACGGGAGCAGCAAAGGGGGAGAATGTCAGCTTGTCTGTGCGAAACCATTGTTCCAAGAAATATTCTTCTCCCGAGAATGTCCCTTGAATTGATGTCAGTACATTTTCAACGTCAGGTGAAAACTTCTTTACTTCGGGTTCGTCATCATTTGAACAGCCGATAAATGAAATAACACTTAACAAACAGAATAGATAAAATAGTTTCTTCATGGTTATAAATATTTGTTTGCCGCCTCAATCAAAGTGTCGGCATAGTTATAAATGTCATTGATTGAATTTAACATGTACATCTTCTCGCTTTTGTTTTCATCAATGATTGCAAGCCGTTTTCTTGTAGGAGGGTCAAAATAAAAGCGGCAGACGGTCTTCCGAACATTATTGTCTATGGAAACCCCGAAATAAGAACGTGTATCTTTATAAGTGATTCGTTCAACCGGGAAAACGTTTCTCAGAAGTGATTTCACGATATAGAATGCTTCCAGTTCTTCCGCTGTGGTTACAATGCCGTTGTCGGGTTGTTCTTCATCTGTCGGCTGTTGAACTGTTGTGATGTTCTGTTCTGCAGGTTGTTCTTCGTCTTTTATGGCGGCTTTCAATCGGTCTGATATTATATCGCTAACATAGTTGTTGATTGTGCGTTTTACAAGCGTTGAGAACTGTTCAAGCACTTTAGGGGTAAATACCCCATCATACACTTGCTTCCCGAAAAAACGTACAAAATCAGGGGAGGGGGTCGTGAACTCTTTCCCGATGACGGTTCTCAGTTCCCCCATGTATTTAAGTTCGCTCGCTGAACTCAAAATCATATCAACATCAAAATACGATTTGTGGAACTTCTTCAATTCTTCTATTTGCGTGTCTTTCAGGTCAAGCATATTGATTTCCAAAAACGGTTTATCATCCATAATATTAGGTTCTGAAAGGTCTGTGTAGAACCTATATGTTATACCGTTTGTCAGGACACCGAATTTAGCCTTTGAGACGTTGAAGTAACGCAGCAGTTGATTGTCATGCAGGTTCAGGTCTTGTTCCCAATGTTTGCACTCAATAAGTATTATCGGCTCGCCGTCTCTCATTATGGCGTAGTCAATTTTCTCACCTTTCTTTGTGCCGATGTCACAACACATTTCAGGCAACACCTCCAAAGGGTTGAAGACATCATAGCCCAATGCGTTTATAAAAGGCATAATCAAAGCCGTTTTTGTCGCTTCTTCTGTCGGAAGATTGGCTTTGAGGGTATCAATGCGCTCCGAGATTTGTTTAATTGAATCTTTGAAATCCATATATCTGTTATTTAACGGTTCTCTTTATAGTGGTTGCCGTTGTTCACAGATACACACAAAAACGTGGGCATTCTTGTTAGGTTAGAGGCATCGCCAAACGCCCGTACTCTCCACAAAGGAAACGCCCACGTGATATACGCAGGCGTCCACCATTGCTCTTTGAGAGTACTCCGAAATTTTGGCGATTTTATGAGCCTCAAAAACAATAGCAAACGCTATAATATCAAAACTTTTGCAAAGGTACAAAAAGTTTTTGAAATTTGGATTTATTATTATAATCGGCTGTATTTATCGCCTGTGCGTCCTCAAATAAACCGCCGAATCAAGGGAAAAATCTTTTTCCGGAGTAGTACGAGGATGATGATAATCGCCACCCAAAAACCGCGTATTTGCGTCTGTTGCCACCATGTCAATTCCCTTTCAACCTGCACGGGCTTTTCTACGATTCTATCCCGATACACGATACTATCCCGATAAATTATCTCTTTTTCGGTCGGTACGGGCTTTTTCTGTGGCTTATTTGTCAGCGAGTGGAATAATGCCCCGTCGGGTGTTATTCGGGCGTCAGAAGTGGCAAAGGACGTTTCCAAATGGCTTGTTGTGTCCCGCACGGTCTCCCGCACGATTTCCACAGGGACGTCCATATAGACCGTATCGAGTACACGTTCGTATCGAACGACGGTTTCCACCCGAATACTGTCGGAGGTAGTAGTCGAAAGGTGGCGGCACGGACAACATGCCGTAACCGCCAAAATGAAGATGAGCAATAGTTGTTTCATTACGCTGAAAATTTGATGTCGTTGATTCTATTTTTCCAACCTTTAAGGAACCGGCCTTGCGTCGGGTTGCGCCGCACAATGTCCTCTACGAACTTGATACGTTCATCTTTGATTCGGACAAAGAACTCGGCAGGGTTTTGAGAGTTGAGTGCCGCCATTGTCTTGGAGCCAACGATGCCGTCCACGGCTACACCCAATATCCGTTGCGGAATCTTGATGCCGTGAATTCCAGATGCCCACACCCAATCCACGAGAATGTTGGCGACCGATTGATTTTTGATTTGGTCGGCCTGCCACCTGTCCCAATAACCGGATTTGAAGATGTGCAACCATTGAGCGTCGGTAATACGCTTCAACTGCTCTACGGATGCGTCTTTTCCGTAAAATTGTCGGAATGTTCCGATTGTGATACCTTTGTTTGTTGCTCCACCTCTATCGAGAGGGTCGTTTACGAATCCACCCTCCCATTTCAGGATAAAGGGCTGCAATAGTTCTGCTCGTGCCATAATTATTTGTATTCGGGTAAAATGTACTGAATGTGGTCGGCCGCCTCTTGCAACTGCTGCCGCAGGGATGCCGGTTGTAACTGCTGCTCGTGGGTGAAACCGCAGAAGATAGACCCTATCCAATCGTGTTCGTCGTCAGTCAGCCGTTTCACGACAACCGAGCAACAGCCGTTCGTCGTCATGATAGCCCGTGCTCGTTTATCTTTGACCTCGGTATCGATATTGCGATAGAGAAGAAAATCACGAGCGGATAGTTCGGCGGAGAATGCTGCCACATCCGACATTGGCAGCCGTTGTACGTTCGGCTTCATGGCAGATACGCCGTTTCGTTTCACTTCCAAACTGACTGACAAAAACAAATTGTTCACGAGTGGGTGCGGTTGGACAATATATACACGGTCGGCCTGCAATTCGTGCAGGAGCTGCCACAGCACACCGTATATTTTGGCGATATTGTCGCTGCGCTTGACTGACTTTACCTCTTCTTCGGCTTTCCACTTTTCGATTTTGAGGTCAGTCAGCTTGTTCTTAGCATACTGATTATATGAAAACCAAGCCGATAAAATGACGGCTATCGAACTGATAATTGCAGGTATATTCTCCATAATCCTATTTTATTTCCCACAAAGGTATTGAAATGATTGTATTATAATCATATTTTTAGATGAAAATTAAATTAATAATGCTTCTAACGCATTGATTTTATCCCGTATATTTTGGCGTTGATCGTGCAACTTTTCAATATCATACGGTGAAGTTGCTCGTGTTAAGGACGCTTCATAGCACTTGATGATTTTGTAGTCGCTATTCGATAATTCGGCTTTTAATGCTTCGATTTCTCTCCGCACTTTTTGAGTATCGAATACCGGTTTGTAATGATAAGCAATCCGGTTGCCAGCATCATAGGGCATGATGCGCACAACATATCCGTCCTCGCATTGTAATCGAGATTCATCAAGTCGCTCGACCGGTTTCCAGCCGTTGGCCGACAACTTCTTTATTTGTTCCTCGACGGTAATCGTTCGGCTTTTTATTTTACCGTCGGTATCTCGATAGCGTTCCTGCTGTTCTTCGATATTCCGAGATACGAGGTAGCCTGCATCGTTTATATATCCGTATTCTGTCATAATTCTGATAAGTTAAAATTTCCACCGGCTGACTAACCAAGCCTCCTTTTTCACGTCGTTCAAATAAAAGATAGCAAAGGTGAATTTTGCTTCCCAACCCTCCGGCACATCGTAGTAATCATTGGCACTGATGTCATCAAAAATGAATTGCCCTGTCCGAGCGCGGAAACGCATACCGCCTTGACCTATCTGTTTGGCGAAAATTACCTTTCCTTCCATTTCGCCGGTAGGTAGATAAACAGTAGCAGTTTTTCCTGAATTAGAGAAACCGAGGCATTGGGTATATCCGTCGTACAGATAGTATGTTCCTGCATCTCCGATGTATTTGGGGCGAAGAATAAGGCCTGCGGCCATCAAATCCCAAAAATAGCCGCCATAGGCAGGGGCATTGCCTGAATTGGACGCTCGTCCGTAGACGCCTGCTATAATGGTACTCTCTTTCTCGAACATCCAATCATTGTTCACGTTTCCAAACCCCAGCCCGACAACTGCTCCGTAGTGTGTATAGCCAGTCGATATGGGCAGGGCATTAGTTTTGGCATTGTTACAAAATACCCCGCTTGCAGAAAGATAGGCAACGCCATTATCGTTTCTTGCCGAAACCTCACCCAATGCGGCATCAATGTCGATCTCCGAACCATCGTTGTCGAGCGAATAATCCCCGCCGGTCGATGTTGATTTCAGGTGAATTTTCCCCGTCTTGCCATTCAGGTACATTGCTGGGACGTTCCCCGATTTCATCGTGGATTTGATAACCTCGTCCGAAAAATAGAATCCGGCAATCAAGGCTTCGCCGATGACTTTAAGCCGTTCTTTGATTGTGGCATTGCTCATTATCAGCGTGGCGAGTTCTTCATTATTCCAGTCTATGTAAACGCCATTCGTGCCTATACGGACGGCATTTTTCAGCAGGTCGATGAAACTTTTGCCGTCGGAGCTGACAATTCGGTCGGTCGTGATACGTCCCGGAAGAATTTCCGTGAAACCATATAACGAAGCATAACTCCGTTCGCCGTCGAACTCGCTGTTCAGGATTCCCATAAGCAGGTAATAGGAATCGCTTTCAGCGTTCATGGGTTTCGCTTGTTCGCTGATGTAGAACACGCCTGTTTGATTGGTGCGGCTAACTTTGGCATAGAGGTAGTATTTGCTATCCACGGCAGTTAATGTCGGCGTCTGAAATGCAGGTAACGACCAAAATTTGTACTCGCCAACTGCATGACTTGCCGATATAGACGTAATGCCGAGTGTCAGGTGTTGGACAATTCCGGCCGGAACGGACAAAACTTTTCGCTCCTTATCGTAGGCCACTTCGTGAACAACCGGCATCGGGTTTGTCATGCTGTTTACGAAGCGAAATTGCAGGCTTTCGTCCCCGACGAGCATAGCCATTGTCTGTACGGCAACGGGGTTTATGGATTTCGAGAAGTTGTCGAGTAGGGCATCGCCCAACATTTCGATAGTTTCCAACGAATCCCGATAGCGACGTTTAGTGAATTGTAAAGCCTCTTTGTGGAGGGTGTCCATAACGACCTCGTTGCTTTCGATTTTCCGCAAGTCGCTCGATACCGTTCGTCCGACGGTAGAGTTCGACAATTCGATTTCGGGGCTGTGGGGATTGTTGATGTAATCCTTTATCCCGATAATCCTGACAAGAACTCCCTCCGGTTGGAATCGTTCGTCGGCAAATTGAACAAATCCCCCCAATTTTATCCGCCCGCCTATATTGAGCCAATCTTTCTTTGCCCATATTCCGTCCAACTCGCCGGTGAACGTGAACTTCTGTTCCTCATTATCATACAGGTACTTCACTCCCTGTCGGAACATATCCCACGATGCTCCGGTTTTTGTGGCGTTGTCGCAGATGTACGCAGCGGGCAGCATACAATGAAATACGGCGTATGTATCTCCGACTTTGGGTATGTAATTCCCGCCTGGCATTGTTTCTCCGTCTATGTCCTGCGGAACGATTTCAAACCGGCGGGCGGCTTTCCCTCCGGTGGCATTGTGGATATACTTTGCCTCGAATTCTTTTCCGGCCAACATTCCCGTCTGTGGAATGATTGTCAGCGTTTCACCCGCTATCAGACACTCTTCGAAATTCAACGAGGCAGGGATGCTGTTATCCACGATGTCGTAAAAATGCTTGTTGGCATCAACTACCGTAACGGCACTGATCGTCCCCACGCGGGAGGGGTATATTTCTGTGCAATCAAGGCTATCTTCTGCCTGTGAGGATAGCGGTTTATCGGCACGACGGATTGAGAACCCGTCCGCATCCGTTTGGTAGGTTCGTGCCTTACTGCTGTTAAATTCCTGCTCGCCCTCAAAGTGCTCTCCGTCGAATCGGATTGTTTGGTTTTTGGGCAACAATAACTCGGAGCCACCGTATTGGCTGGCGTCTATATTTCGCTCCCCGCCTTGAACATACAGGATTTCGATAGGTGTAGAATCTTCGTAGTTAGAGCGTCCGATACCGGGCTTAAATCCATTCCCTTTGCCATACGACAACGGCAGCGGATTGTCTCTGTTGTACTCGACTTTCCATAATGACACCTGCTTGCCGACAAATTCATATTCCGTTTCCCACTCATCCGCCATTTGAGATAGTGCGTCTATGCAATACGCATGGTTGTACGATATGGCCTTTTCAGGAGCATCGATACACCGCCCGATAGTCCAACCGCTGTCCCGTTGGTTCATGTTATCCACGAACATTTGCAGGTGTTCGATAGGCTTGGCTGTCAGAGGAAATTTTAGCCGTCTATCTACGGGGTTCCTAAATTTCCACTTGCCCGCCTTTGCCTGTGGCGAATCGAATACGACGGTGTACTCGAAATAGCGGCTGTGCTTCATTTTCAGGCTTTCGGGCTTTTCGAGCGTATAGGTCTCGTTCTCATAGACACAATACGCTCCGACAGGTATTTCGACGTGTTCTGCCAGCGAAAAATAGAGCGTTAGATTATGGTCGCCTTTAATTGCCCTATATCGGTAGCTGTTGTCATCAACCTGTATGTCGAGTATTTCGGTATTGTTATGGAAAATCTTCATCACGTAAATTGGTATATCTTCCCGTTGCCACACTTGGTGCAGCGGATTGTGGTTATAAACGGAAATTCCTCTTTGGGAATTTGGTCGAGAACACTTTTAATGGCGGATGAGTTTGTGAAGAACTTACCCTCTGTTCCGTTCTGCGTGAACTTAATGAGGTAGCGTCCCTCCCCGTGTTGCGTTTTCATTCCGGGGATAAAGTCGATAACCTCTATTTCGCTGTTCAGAACGTCCGTGATAGACACCTGTTGGCAGTTGAAAATCTTGCGGTCGTCTTGCTGTGTGATGCCGAGTTCGCTGAAACGCTTTGCCATATTACCGGATATTAAGAGTTTCACAATCGTCGTCGATTTGACGTTTGATAGCTGCTCGCTCGGCTAAAAAGGCTTTGTATGCAGCGATTTTCGGCTGGGCGTCGGAACTTGATTTCGCCCCGTAAATGCCCATTGATGCAGCATTGTAGTCGTTGATAAGTTTCTGCTCGTAATCCCTCGGCCATAGGTGGTTGATTACAGCCTCAGTCAGTTTGTCGCTCGTTACCGTACCCCACACGACAACTTCCTGACACTCCCATTTCGTTGTGGTTTCTTCCGTGTCAGTTCCGGCAGGAATTTCAACTTCTTTAATGTCCCAACGGTAGGTGTAAGAACCGTCCCCGTTTGCCTCATAGATAGAGGGCTTTTTGTCATAGGTTGCCATAGAAATTCGGTTTAATTATGGTTTTCAATAAATGTTTTGAATTGCTGTGCTTTGCCCAGCCGAGCCAACTGCACACACCTTGTTTGTAGTCTTTGGCAGATAGGTTAGGCTGCTTGTTGAGCCGGGCGGCAGCACGGCAAAAATTCTTTTTGATGCTCTTGCGAATTAGCTTGTGTTCATGGTAAAAAACAAACCCTACGAAATCCAATCCTCGTCCGTGCTTATCGCTACGGCTTTTGGCGATAGGAAATACCTGATAATTGGCCTTAATCGTCAAATGCAGGTTATCACGGAGGTAGGTATCTATCCGTGTAAGTAAATCATGTAGGAATGCTTTGTCCTTATGTAGAAAGACCATGTCGTCGGCGTATCTGAAATAATATCTAACACCAACCTCCTCTTTTATCCAATGGTCGAAGTATGCGAGGAACAAGTTGGCGAAATATTGGCTTAAATAGTTGCCGATAGGGACACCGGCAGCGCTATCTATGATTTGGTCGAGTAGAGCCAGCGTGTCCGTGCATTTTATTTTTCGGCGCACGATTTGTTTCAGCACATCATGGTCGATACTCGGATAGAATTTCTTTACGTCGATTTTCAAGCAATATCGGGTGTTTTCTACGTCTTTCAATGCTTTGTCCACTTTCTGCATACACCCGTTTATACCCCTGTTTTTGATGCAGGAGAACGTGTCCGTCGTGAATACCGAAACCCATATCGGTTCGAGAATGTTCATTATTGCGTGATGAACGATTCTGTCAGGGAAATACGGCAACCGGTATATCTCCCGCTCTTTGGGGTCTTTGATGATGAATGTTTCGTACTGTGATGTTTTGAACGTCTTATTTTTTAGTGCTTCGTGCAAAGCGAGAATATTGGCCTCACGGTTTTTGTCGTGGCGACGTACTCCGTAAGAGCGCAGTTTTCCTCGTCTCGCTTTTTGGTCGGCGAGCTGGAGATTTTCTACTGCGATAATCTTGTCATATAAATTTCCTATCCGTTTCATTGCTTTGCTTTTCATACTTGGAGCCGTCGGTTTCCCTACCAGCACCTTTTTGTGGTTCGTGTTTTTTTGCCAAGAGGCAAGGTCGTCGTTCTATATTTTTGTTTCTTATAACCTTGAAAATCAGAGGTGAGAGCCGATGTTCGCATTCGTATTCGAGGGGGTGTTATTCGAATTCGCATAGCTGAAGCCTGCATTCGCACCGTTATTCGCATTACCGCTGAACAGGACACCACGAAGAACGACCAACCTTTTCTATCTTACGTCATAACTATCTATTATTAAA